ACAATAATGCAACAGCACCTACGAAAAATACGTCAACCAGTATGTTAATTAGTATCGTCATCAGGCTCCAGTTCGTCCAGCATGTCAGCAAGTGACTTTTGTAATACATCTTGTGATACGCCATTACGTATCAATGCACCCAACAATGAACCGATGGCTTTGTCCATCGCACCGTTGACTGCTTCTTCTAATTCATTTTTCTTCATGATGCTCTGCTTTCTCTTTGTTGTCTGAGCAACATACTTCGACGTTGCTTTGCACTAAGACCTGCTCTGTATCCTATCTGGTGGTATGTAGATAGTGCATCTTCTAAGCACTGCTCTGACACGGGGCAACCGTAACAGATGGCACGAACCATCTCGTCAACCTTGTGAGAAGCACCTTTCAGTGGGAAGAAAATGTTTGTGTCCATTCCTTTGCACTTTGCTTGTGCCGTCCAATCGTTCAATTTCATTTTGCTGTCCTCTTTAGTACGTCCTTAAACCCTGCGGGCATAGGTACTGATTCTTTCCTGCGTTCTTCAATAACACGTTCCCACTTGTCACTACGTGGTGTAGTAATAACTGGTGCTGGTCGTGCCTTGATACCATCACGCTCACGTTGCTTCTCCATCTGAAGAAAGTTCTTACGTAAGTTCTCAGGTGAAAGTATGACCGTGCTCCAGAAGTCATGCGTCTGGCTCCAGTCAATCATCGCAATAATTTCTTCTTCACTGCGCTTGTCAATACGGTGCAACTTCTCCATAACAGACAGAGCGTTCTGATTTACACGACTGCTTTTCTTGCCGTTGGTCTTGATGTGCTTGTTCAATGCTTCGATGCAACGTAGTGCAACGTCCCAGGTGGGACCGGTTTTTAAGTCAGGTGTTCCTTCTTTAACCTTGGCGATTGCTTCCTTTGCTTCGTCCATAGTTATGTAACCATCTGCTACAAGGTTGCAGACAACCTTCTTGTAATCAACTTCTTTTGCCATTGTTAACTTCCCTAAACAAGCAGAGTGCGATGATGGTGTAGGTAGCGAGGTCGAGTAGTGAATCTTCGATTGACTCGTTCACCATCTTGCCACCCTGTGCGCCCTTCTGTAGACGACGCATCTTGTCGTTCGCTCTAGTCATGCAACCAACCCAACCTGGAATACCGAAGTCCTCGCTCGCTCGCACGTTTGCAAACGGGTCATCTGTCTTTCCATAGTCGGCTTGCTTCTTGTCATGCATAGCCTGAATCTCTTTGAGTATGTTTGTGAATTCGGTCATTAGCAACCGTCCGTCCATTCTGGGTACAGCCCATGGTTTCTGTTGTAATAAAATACAACTGCTGATTGTTGTTGATACACGTCTGCTTCGTTCGGTGTAGGTGGCAGACCCTTGACGTGTGCACGAGCGTACTGCCAAATCTCAGGCATGAACTGAAACATACCTTGAGCACTTGATACCACATTGGTATCAACTACCTTGCCACGGCTTTCTCGGTATGCAACACACGCAAATCTGGCTTGTACATCTCTCGGTAGAGACAGCAGTGGGGGGGTAGGCATCGCTGTCTCCACCAAGATTGGTTGCGGTACATCTGCCACTGCTGTTTCACCAACAGGCAGGAACGCAAATGATGTGATAGCAGTCACAACTGCTATTGCCGACTTAATCATTTTCCTGTGGCTGAGACGGGTGATTAGCCCTGCTCAATCTAATTTCGAGTTCACGTATCTTGCGGTTCATGTCACGCATGTCCAACATGTACTCCTCTATCCTACCTAGAAGAACTTCGTTCCTCTCACGCAGGTAGTTCAATTCAATGTCGCTATTTCTTGTCATCTATTTTCTCCTCAAAATGTGTGTACTTCGTTTTATTACTAGGGCAACGATGTAAAACTTCCTCCGCCTTGGCTTCTACTAACAATAGACACTTAGGGCAAACCCATTTTCTCATCAAGACTCCTAGATAGTTATTACTGCATACGGTGGCATCACCATGTTTGAATGGCGAGCCGTGTTCTTCAACGCTACTCGAACGGCAACGTCGCTTGTTACTTTTTGCTCCGCAAGGACAGATAAAGCCCCAGTAGCAACACTGTTACCAGCACCAACTGATGCATAGTTCTCCTTAAACTTAATGACCGATAAATCGTCGTCAATTTCGTACAGCCATTTCTTTGTGACTATAAGCAAGTTCCATTCACCGCTTACGTTGGCTTCATGCAGATGATTACGTAGTGCATAGGGGTCACTAAGACCTGCCTTACGTGCGACTTCAATGATACGGAATGAACCTGCGCCACCGATTAAACAGTCGCCCACCTTCCATACCTTTGGCTCGGCTGACAACTGGTACAGACCACCTTCGTCGTATGCACCAGCGTCACCGCCAATTGAAAACGTCTTGCCATCTGTGAAGCCAACGATTACGGTCATGACAACTCTAGAATTACTCCAGCAACTTCAGCAGAGGACAAGTCACTTAGTGCCTTAAGGCTACGTCCAACTAAACCTTCGACGTATGTCTTACGGTCTGCTGGCACTTCAAACTTTGCACCAAGCAGGTCACGCATTACGTCCATAGAAGATGGCTCTTGTGGCTTGCTTGGCTTTGCAGGTGATGCTTGCTTAGCCTTGGTTGCACTGTTGCCATCGTCATCATCGTCAGCCACTAGACCAAGCACTGACATGTAGGCATAGCGACGGGCGTATGTAACCGCACTACCCTGTGCCTGTGGGTCGTCCTTAACCATGTGTAGTTTCATTGAGTACGCCATGAACTGACCAGACTGGTGAAGCAAATACGTAAGCAACGCATCTCCGCCTGCTTCATCATGAGTAATAAACTGGCTAATAGCAAGACCGTGCTTGGCTAGTACTGGACCAGCGCTTGCAACTACGTCAGGCAAAGCCGCATACTTACTCTTAAAGAACGGGTTAACTGAACCCTTTGGTACTGCGCTGAACTCAGCCTGTGCTGATACCAGTGCTTGTGCTAATTCGTTTATTTCGTTTGATTGCATGTTCTCTCCTTAGAACTCTGAATTTAAATCATAGCCGAGAGCCGCAAATGAGGTCATGATTGCGTCCATGGTCTCAAGGCAAGCCTCGTAATTCTTTAGATGAGCAAGGTAGACCGATGCTCCATCTTCTTTAAGTACAACTGCCCAGTCGCCTGCGTCTAAACAATCTGGGTACAACTTTAATTCAACATCGTTGCCTTTTATGGTTACCATAGGTGAATCCATTACTTACTCTCTCTCTTTGTCAATGTGCTTTGAGTAACGCTAAGACTGCCTGGACCGTCATCGGTGCATACAGACTTAAACGCACAGTAGTTACACTGCCAAGCGCTACCGCCAGGGGTGAGAACAATAGCATTGTTGTTGTCGTCCATCGCAACTCTGTCAGCAAGGTAACCGTTCTTGACTGCTTCAGCCAATGCTTCCATGCGACGTAGTTCGTCTTGAGCAAGTGGTTCCCACTCCTCACGAGACATTTCAAACTCAGCAAGGAAACGGTTCACACCGTCAATGCCCATGCGGTCTGCCTTTTGCTTTGACAATGCTTCAAAGCCGATGCTACCCATGACAAGTGTCTCGATACGAATGTCTGGGTTCTCTGATTCGATACCCAGTGCGTTCATACCAGCCTGTGCTACAGCCTTCATAGCAGGGCCTTCACCTACACCCATAGTGCCACGCATACGGTTCCAGCCAACTTGCTTGTCAAATGAATAGGTACCCATGGTCTTAAGTTCGTACAAGATGTGGGTGCCACCGTAGTGACTGCCAACATCGTGCGTAGAGATAAGGGCATCGCATGAGCCTGATAGGAAATCTCCTATCTGAGACGTGACCTCAAACTGGGCTGATGGAAAACGTCGTCCAATAGCATCTTGTAATGCTTCGTGGATAATCGTTCCCAAGCCAGTTACCCATGCACCTGATTCGTCCATAGGTTCTGTTGGTTCAGCGTCAAAGGCTGAGTAACTTTGCTGACGTAGACACCCAAAAGCAGATGAGTAGCGTAGCGGTGTGTTACGAGCCGTTGGCTTTGGCACCTGTGACTTGATGTGTAGTTCCTCGACGAGGACGCTAGTCAAGACAGGTTGTAAATTATGATTCATTAGTACTCCTTCCTAGAGTGGATACAACAATACACACTCTGGGGGTACTTGTCAAATACTAAGTATTTTCAAATCCTCATGCCAGGCAATCCAGTGGTCAACTATGTCGTAAATGTTGTAAAAACCGTCTTTGCGAGTTGTACCCTTACACAGAGTGCAACGGTATGTTCGTCGCTCACTGCTGTAGAGGAATACATCTTCTCTGGTATTTTCATCTACAAATCGTGCACGACTCATATATTTAAAATGCCACCGAAGTCGTGAGTTATGTTCTTAACGGCAATCAAGTTAGCCTGAACGTAAGGAATGTGATTGTCATGGTGCCATTTACTAGGGAAGAAACTACGCAGACATGACACCTGGAAACGTACACGACCATCAATGAAGTCAGAGTACGTCTTGTCGGTGTGATACCAAAACGAGTTCTCGTTCCAGAACGCAACGTGTGTCGGGTCTTGGTACGCACCACGTCCGTCACTACTTGGGGTCATAGACAAAAGCATGCCACCGTGTGCCAACTTGTCGTAGCACCACTCCATGAACGCCACCTTGTTAGGTATGTGTTCCATAAAGTCATGAGCACGAATCACTCCAACGCTACCATCGGCTATGTCCATGTCAAAGAAGTCACCCACGTAGTCAACACCAGGTCCAGGGCGTAGGTCTACACCTAAGAATCCTTCAGCCTTATTGTGATGTGAGCCTAGGTCAAGGGCAAGAAGCCCCTCACGTTCGGCCCATGCTAGGCAGTTCTTCTCAACAGTCTGGTGGTACAACTCCACGGTGCCAGTCTGAATCTCCGCATTTCTTACTGTCTGCGTGTTATCTGGGTGGACACGTTGCAGGTACAAAATCTCTGGAATGTGGTAGAACTTAGTTGCCTGGAACATACGGGCCATTAAATCCTGGTCGTCTAGTACCTCTAGATTGGCTTGATAGCCCCCTATTTGGTCGTATACGGCCCTCCGGAAGGCTCTCAGGTGGTTAGGGGCATACCAAATGTAGGAAAGGTTGTGGGGGTACGGCTCAAATGACAGAGCACCCTTGTATCCGTCCTCGTGGTAGTACTTCCAGCCATGGGCTGAATCAAACTCAGAATCGTCTGGCGTACCATCTCTAAGAATTTGAGCAGTGTCAGAGTAGACAAAACCCACATCTGGCATGTTGTCAAATACGTACTCTACGTCCATAAGGGCGGTAGGCAGAAGTACGTCGTCGTGGTCTAGTTCAAGGAGAATGTCACCTGTGCATCTAGATACGGCTTCACGCTTAAGGGAACCAACGCCTTTAATCTGTGGCTTGGCGTAACCCACCTTCACACGTTCATCATTAGGACGTTCCCAAATAGCCTCACCGTTGAGCAGAACTATCCACTCCCAGTTGTTATTTGTCTGTTCCTGTAATGACTTGTAGCACTCATCAAGGTACTTAGGGTCATGGCTGGGTGTGAATACGCTAATCATTGTCATGCCAATTGAGGATAGCACGTATGTACATAATCACGTACAAGAAACTGTACAAAATAAATCCGTATTGTTTGCTTTGAATAGCGTAAAGAACCCAAAGGCACTCGTTACAAATAAGAACAAACCAGCCCCAACGCAACTTGCTTCCCACGGTAAATAAACCAAATGAGCCGACAACGGCAAGTACCCAGGACCACATCATTCGTTAATCATCGCCATAATTAATGCCGCTAACAACAACAAACCGCAGAACAAAACTCCAACTACGGTACGCATTAGAACGAGTACTCCACGCTTGGGTACTTCTTCTTCATGAACTGTACTAATGGCATCTTCTCGTAGCGACGGCACAAGTAGTCCAGCGATACAAACATAGGGTCGTAACTTCCGTCACGTACCTCATGCTTAACAATTATTCCTCGCCAGTGGGCGTTTCCTTGTGGTCCTTTGTAGTCCTCATCATGGAGGTAACATGCGCCCGCAACAAGGCCATGTTGGCTTTTGCCAGCGACGAATCTAAGCCCGTAGGCGAGCGTCTGTTGGTGGCCCATCGTGAAAGTATGGCCAATGGATTTAAGTCTCGCTTCAACGTTGCCTCCTAGTGGCTTGCCGGTCATTGGGTTATAGAAGTAATGGCTGTACGCTACCCCGTCCAACCATAGAATCTCAAGGAATGGATTTACTGTCCAACCACTTCTGGCGTAGTCAAGGTGGTCGGTAGTAACAACACCCTCAAGTTGTGCGTCCATTGAAACAGCACGGTTGATTCTGTCCTCGTGGTTTCCAAGTAGAATGTATCTCTCTGGATTCCACTTAGCATGGCGTGTCTTGCGACGGTTTTTGTTAAAGTCAGTAAGTGCTTGATTAAGGATTGCCCAGGCACTATTGGCTGCTTCTATGTCTTGCTTGTAACGTCGGCCTTCCATGGCCTTCTTGCCCTTGTCATACATAGACAATGACGGCATGTCAGCATGGTCACCCAGGTGGATAATCTTTACTGGCTTATCATGGAACTCGTCCACAATGTATTGACCAATCCATTTAAGATGGTCAGTAGGTACTCCAGCCTTAGCCTGAGTATCCGGAATAATAATGTGTGTTGTTGGTTTATGCAAGGTAATTCTCCTTGTCTAGTCCGCCTTTCAGCATTCTAACACACAAGTTAGCAACAAACAACAATAATGTAATTTATCTTTCTGTTACTGCGTTTGCCACCTCAGCAGGGGTAATCGAGTACAAGTCGGGCCATTGCATTGC